TAGATTTTCGTAAATTTCGCGAGATTTTGCTACCACTAGTTCGTGGAATAGTTCCTCGGCTTTTGATTTGTCTTCATTAATAAGATATTCAAGCATCTGCTCAAATTTTGCGCGATCAGTCATGTTAAGTCTCCTGTATAGTTATGAGGCAGTTACGCCCGCAAGGCTGTCGATGTATTTAATACTACTGTAAAAAAACCGGTCAATACCGGCTGTTTTTTGTCAGTTTTATCAAAATACTTATTCTGCAGCCACTGGGGTAGCATACATCCTTGAAATAAATTCTAATTCTGCTTCGTGTTCTTTAATATGTAAATCGCTCGCTCTGCGTAGTTCGTTGATTTGTTTTAAGGTCAACCGTGTTTTACGTGTATCATCATCTTTGATTACACTAGTGTCGGCTTTAGCCATATACTGATCGTCTTGCTCTGACTCAGCAGTATCTCTATTAAAATAAAATAATTCTCTTAAGATCATAATAGTATTTATTAAGCAGGCATCGAACCAGCGGCAGGAGCAGCCATTTCTGTGCCGTCATCAGGCATTTCCATGTCTTCAGGAGCTTCTTCACTGCCATCTAATGCGGCTGTGTCTGCTTCCATTCCTGTTGGACTTACACCTGCACCACGTAATTGTCCCGCGGCATCTTGACCAGGAGTTGTTCCTTCTCCGCTTTCTTCTTGCCACATCTTTTCGTTTTCTTTTAGGTCTTCATCTGTCATACCTAAGAAACGTTTTAATGCAAATCGCTTGCTGACAAACGGTAGTGCAACCATCTGTGCAAACGTAGCAATACGCTGATTATCTAGTTCTGCTTGACGATAAGCGGCAAAGTTTTGTGGACTCTGGAACTTTAATTCAAACAAACTAAAGTCAATATTAACTCCGCGATTGTGTAAGAACAGCTTAAATTCTGTATCAAATGTGGGCAACATTAGCCCTTGTAAACGCTCGCAGTACTTGTTAAAACGTAGTTCTTGAATATATGCTGTGCCAACGCGACCATCGTTATACTGTGCTTGGCTGTCATCTGCACCTGTTGGCAGATAGCTACTTGGAATACGTAATGCTCGCATTAACTTGTTAGTAAAGTAACGTAGGTCGTCAATTTCGCCTAGGTTTGTGCCGCCTGGTAGTGTTTCAACTTTGCTGCCACGACCTTCTGCTGTTTGCGGAAAGAAGTAATCTTCGTTGATACTTAGAGGATTATATGTGCTGTCAATACTGCTACCGCCGCCTGTGCTACTTGGAATACGTCTTTGATGTATTTCATTTTTTACACGTTCTACAAAGCCCATTGCCAAGTGACTTGGCATATTACCTACGTCAATGTAAAATACTCTACGTTCCGGAGCACGTTGTACACGATAGATAATAATAGCATCTTCTAGCAATTCTTTTTGTTTGAATACTTTAAAAACACTTTCTAATAAGCTGTTGCCAAAAGGATAGTTATTATCAAGACCTTCGCTTAGACTTAGATGCACTACATGTTTAGCATCAACTGCATGTTCGTTTTGTTGTAGACTAAATCTACTTCCAGGAGTAGGAGTAGCAGTTCCAACCATACCTCTACCACCACCACCTCCTTGTGTATAAGGTGCGGAGCCAGGCGCTTGATTTTGCGTATTTGGATTAATCTGTGTGACAACTAGGTGTTGAAAGTTAATATTAATGTCACGTATAACATACTGCTCAGGCTGTTTACCTTCACTTTCGTTGACAATTATTTTTGTAATTTTACTTGGATCTACATAGAACCACTTTTGAGTTTCTGGATCTCGTAGAAAGAATCCGTCGCCGTACTTAAACAAATTACGGGCAACACGGAACATACGTGTATCTAACTTCTGCATCTTAGTCCACTGCTGTAGGTATTCTTTTAAGATACCTACTTCGCTAGTAGTTGGACTACCTCGGAAGTTTAATGTAAACGGTGTTCCGTTTTCTTTATTTTTTTGTGTGGTAAATTCTGCTAGGATGTCTAGTGCCGCATTAACTTCACTGTCCCAGTCCATAGTATCGTATTGCAAATAGCGTTCAATACGGTTTGGGCTACCTGAATATACGTCTGGCAAATAGCTTGAATAATTTGTGCGGGCTGGCCCTGGTTTTCCACCACTGCCGTAGATTGGGCTAACTGTTCCTGACTGGTTGCTAGTTACGGGTGAAAAATACTTTTTCCAACTCATTGTGTTATCCTATTATGGTCTGCCACGTACTATTGCACCGGGTGATTTATTAGCAATAGTATCTAAGTTCTTCTTAGAAGCATCCTCAATCGTTATCAACGATCTTACACTACTATTTAACGTATCTAGCTTATTACCAAGTTCACTCATGATTCCCTCTTGTGTCTTGTTTCTAGTTTCTTCAAATTTTGGAAGGAACTTATTAATAAAACTATCATTGAAATCTTTAAAGGCTTTGCTTAATCCTTCAACTCCCTCTTTGATATTCTTAAGACCTTGTGTGTCTAATTTTTGGAATCCATCTTTACTGGCCCGTAATTGTTCAGCTAGAGCTTTTAACTTAGTTGTACCGTCTGCTAGACTGTGTAATTGTTCTTTATTAAAGACAAATTGATTAATATCAAACCCGTTAGCCGCCTGTTTGAACGATTGAATTGCGGTAGTTGCCGCATTAATATTAGCTGACTGTGCTCCTATAGCAGTAATTGATTCGGTAAACTTTGGAAGTCTAGCAGTTAGTCTTTCAAAACTACTGGTCTGATCACTGGTCATTGACAAGTTGGCTAGGTTCATTCCATTTAGCGCGGCCTTGAATGCAGTAAATCCAATAGCAGAGTTCTGTAGTTGTGGTCCTATACTTGCCATTTTATCTAAAGGCCCAATCTTATCCGGAGCAAACAGTCCGCCAATACTTTGACTAATACCAGAGAATATTCCTGGAGCAAATCCGTCTAAAGCGTCTTTTATTGCTTGTATTCCTTTTGCCGCGGCAAACATATTGTTTGCAGGTACTCCTGCTAGTTGCCTAATTTGTTCTGTTGTTGCACTAATTACTGAAGTACGCATCTCAGTAATTTTATTAATAATGTTGCTGATACCAGTAAACACACGCTCAATAGTTTTACCAACACCTTCAAATGCAGTGGCCATTAACACAGACAGTTCGCGTAATACATCTGTAGGAAATGCCCGTAATGCTAGTCCAACTGCGGCCACTGCGGCTGCTCCAATACCTAAACCAATAATCTGCGGTCCGGTCATTAGATTGCCAAGTAGGGCAACTGCACCAACTAAGGCAGTAAGAGCAACGCCTGCTTTGCCCATTGCCTCCCACTCAATTTTGTTAAATGGTTCTATACCTTCTGCTAGTTTTACAAGACCATAACCAATGGCAATCATACTAGCGCCAATAGCCGCGCCTTTCATTAACCATCCTGCGGCCTGAGTAAACTGTGCGCCAAGGCCTGCTAAGAAACCTCCAGACTGTGCGCCTGCGGCTGTAGTACCGGCTCCGCCGGCTCCAACACGTTGTCCTGCACCAGTAGCCATGCCACCTATAAAGTTTTTAGTTAACCATGCTGCCGCAATAACGCCAAAGCCTAATAATATTTCTTTCCAGTACTTTTCTGCAAATCCTGTCATTGCGGCCCATACTGATGTTGCACCGTCAAGAATACCTTTGCTGACTGCTTCAGTTATATCTTTCTTTATACTATCAAAAAAGGTTCCTTCTTTAGTGTTACTGTTCCACCATTTTTCTATTGATACTTTTATTGCATCAAATATTTTTGCCCACTTGGTTTCGCCTTTTGCACCTGCAATTTCATCTTCAGTAAGGTTAAACATCCATGTGATAAACTTTTGTGCTCTATCGTTTATAGTTGTAGCAAGCCCATCCGATTCAACATCAGATAAGAATTTATCCATCCATTTTAATGTTGCATCAAATGCCTCAGTTAGTTCTTTAAGTATACGAGGAAATTGTCCTGCTTTATCACCTTTTAGAAAACTCTCAAAATATCCACTTAATTTTTCAAATAACCCACTGGTTAAAAATGTATTTTCAAGCGTTGTTCTAAACGATCGCATTGTTTTTTCAAAATTAAGTAAAAAACTATTAAGTTTATCAGTATTGTTTTGTTCTGCTTTAATTTGGTCACGATTTTTTTCTGTTAGCGTAGACATTTCGCCCATAGCATCTATCATAGATGCCAATGGTTGATTGGTTCCTCCTAAATTATTAATCACCCTCTCGCCAAATGACGCGGCTTTCTTTTGCATTTCAGGATAAATTTTAGCCATTCGATTATTAAATTCAACAGAGTCAATTTGTCCTTTCATTGCTTGTTGTAAAAGTTTTCCTAGTCTGCCGCCGCTGAGCAGTTGTAGGGCAAAACTTTCTTTAAGTCGGGGAGCACCGGTTGCTAGATCTTTAAATGCAGGACTCAGTGCTTTCATTTGTTCTATAATAGCTAGATTAGCCCCTGCTCTCTTTTTTTGTTCTTCGTCAGTGATTTTACCCATCATAACACGTAATCTTCCATCGTTTTGAACAGTAACAAGAGATTTTTCTAATTCTTTTCTGTTTAAACCTGTAACTTTTGCGGCTAGATCCAATTCTTTAGCAAATTCTCCTGCACGTTCTACAAGATCTCTATCACTGTTTTCTCGCTGGCGGCCTAATCGTGCATTTAAAGTTGTATATGCTATTAGACTTTCGTTAAGATCTGTCATGGTAAACCCCATGTTCATTAATTCAGTACCTACTTGACCCTCACGCATTTGCCTACTAAGTCTAGAAAAATTCTGTACTCCGCTTGTAACCGAAGTTCCAAACATTGCTAAGTTAGTGCTATTAGATTTAACAAATGCCGCAAACTCATCTAAATTCATTCCTGCTGATGTGGCTGCTCGGCGCATGTCAAAAATATTGTTGTTAAATGCCGCACCAACTTGACTTAGCTCGCGAAAAACATCTATGTTTTTGTCAAGAAATTTAGTTAGGGTATGTATTGCTCCTCCAGCAACTCCAAATATGCTGGGTAAAGTTGCTAGGTGTTTAGTAAAATCACTAACACGTTCGCCGCCAAAGAATAACTCTTCAGTTAAATTTTTTGCACTAGAAATTAAGCCGCCTGCAAGTTGGCCAACAAATCCCATTAACCCTTTAACCATATCTCCTAATGCACTAGTAACGTGCCCAACGGCAGTCCCTAATTTATTAAAAGCTGTGGTTGTAGTTTTAACTGCGGTAGCTTGAGCCTGCTGGCTTTGACCGCCTCCGCTAGAAACACTGCTGGCAGAACCACCGCCTGCTTTATTAAAAGCTTCTAGTAGTTTTTGAAGCGTAGCTTCGCTAGCCGCGTTGATCAGCTGTACGTCTTGATCACCTATTCTACCGGTTACTGTGGTATCTGCCATTTATTTTTTCACCTAAATCTGCGTATATAAATACAATATGATATCTTATTCTTTATTTATGTGGAGTTAAACCCTGTGGAAAATCAAAAACTAAATCCGTTAATCAAGTACTTTAGACAGCCCAAGCTGTATATTAAGTTACCTAGCAGTGGCAACTTTTATCCGCCGGGTGCTTTAGATAAAACAGAAACCGGCGAATATCCTGTTTACGCTATGACTGCAAAGGATGAGTTAATTATGAAAACTCCCGATGCCTTAATAAACGGACAAGCAACAGTTGAAGTTATTACCAGTTGTTTCCCTGCAATTAAAAATCCCTGGGTTATTCCTAGTATTGACCTTGATGCAATTTTGATTGCAATTCGAATTGCTACCTACGGAGAAAAATTAGATGTAACTGTTACAATTCCCGTTATTGAAGATAGTAGAACTTTTGTAATGGATCTTAGAATTGTGCTTGGTGATCTACTAAATGGTGCATACGATCAAGAAGTTAAAGTTAATGATAACATTACAGCATTTTTAAGACCGTTGACTTATAAAGAGTTTACACAAACTGCTATTAAGACTCTAGAAGAGCAGAGAATTTTTACAATTGTCAATAACGATTCAATTGACGATCAAAAGAAAATGGAAATGTTTAACGATAGTTTTAGAAAGTTAACTGAAATTAACATTGGCATGGTCAGCAGTAGTGTAGTTAAGATTGTTACTAGCGAAGGTGAAACTAGTGATGCTGGATTTATTACAGAGTTTATTGAAAATGCTGACAAGGATTTCTTTAAATCTATAATGGATCACTTAGAAATTCAAAAAACCAAATTTAGTATTAAGCCGCAAAAAATCATAACTACCGAAGAAGATCAAGAAGCAGGTGCTCCTAAAGAAATTGAAGTACCAATTACACTGGACGCTTCAAGTTTTTTCGCATAAGGCTCTTTACTAGTCCACTTGAAGAAGCCCTTCAGATAGTGGAGAACTTAGATAATGAAGCCAAAAATTTTAAATTAGAAGTTTTTAAATTAGCGTGGTACATGAGGGGCGCAGTCTCTATGGACGATGCATTTGCCATGACTTTTGAGGATAGAGAAATTATTGGTAAACTTGTAGAAGAAAACTTAGAGACTACTAAGAAAAGCGGACTGCCTTTCTTTTAAGCAATCCCAACTTTCTTTTCAATTGCCGCAATACGCTGTGCTAATTGATTGATATCAGGAGCCACTGGTGCTTTACCAGTTAGTCCTTTCTTAAATCCAGCACCAAATCCACTAGGTGAACTTGTTGCTCCAGCACTAGTACCGCCTGTTGCACTAGCATCTGCACTAGTTGACGGTGTTCCACTTGTTGCCGCAGGTGCAATGCCGCCAGATGTGGCTTGACTAGCAGAAGTTTTACCTTGCTTAGTGTTCATTATCTCTGCTTCTTGAGCAGCCTTAAGTATAGCTTTGTCAATGATGTTCTGCGGTAAAACTCCCGGACCTGCTTCTGCAACCATCTTGCTACTGTCAACTTGCTTGCCAGCATTACTAATACCTTTTGCTTTAGCGTTAGCCCTGTAGGCTGAATAGCCGCTTGGTGCAGAGTTTGCTCCAGTTCGCGCACGTATCTTGCTCTTTAAATCAGCAGGACCAGTAGTTGTAGGAGTTTCAGGATCTAATGATGGTTCAGTTTTATTAATAGTTGGAGCTGTAAGTTCCGGCTTTAGTTTGTCTGCTATACTACCTGCACCTTTGACTAGCGCATCTTTGGCAGATGCAGCCGCATTGCCAACAGTAGTTGTTGCAGTACTTAATGCGGATTTAGCTTGAGTTCCTGCTTTAGATAATGCTTGTTTAGCACTTGTAGCTACACCTCGTGCAGTGTTTTTCATGTTAGCCAACGGACCAGCAGGAGCATTTGCCGCTCCTTTAAGTGCAGTATTGATAATAGTAGCGGCACCCTGTGTAGGATATCCCTTACTTGATAAGAATCCCATAACTGCGTCTTTAGTAGCTTCACGCCCAGTTTTACCTAGATACGTTTGAAACTCTTTGTGCAGTTGATTGGCCAAAGCACCTGTACTAAGTTTACCCGTAGCTCGAGCATTACCCATTTTAGACATAGCTTTATTACCTAGAGTATTCAGCATACCCATAGGTGCTTCTTGTACTTGTTTTTTATCTTCTAATAGAACTTCGTATAGCTTCATAATCGTATTCCTAAGCAGTTAGTATATTTATATCGGGATGTATGTAGATGAACTACGTTCATCTGTGTTTCGCTTTCGCTCACACTATTCTTCTTCTTTCTTATTATGTAGTTATAATTAGTGCGAAGCACTTAAGATATTATCTAGATTGTTCAGTCACACTTTGCCCAGGCAGGGCAAAGATTAAAACGACATTATCTGAGTTGAACATGTCACACTAGCGTTACTGCGTTACAGTGGCGGTTGTCCGGTACCACGAGCAGAGTCTTTATCACAACGGCGGCTTAAGTATATACGCTAACATACACTTAAACGTAGGGTATTTCTCCCTTCCTTCTTGCCTTGAAGTTTTATAACAGCAAAACCGCGGCATTTGCGATCGTCGTCCTGTTAAGGATAGTTGCTGAGCACTCCTGCGGCTAGAGTTGTTTCCCTCCCTGCGATCCGAGATCCAGGTGTCCGGGCGTCCGATGTTAGCTGACGCTTGCTATTTCCGCTTGTGTTGCCTAAGGTTTTTTGAGGATATGTGAGCCGTGTACACGAACAGCAATGTGTCCGTTATAGTAATCTGCTGATTCTAGAACTTTGTGAGTAAATTGTTCTCGGGCCTCGATGTATGAGCATTCTGCTTTTGATGTGCAATAGAAAAGTATTTCTCTGGAGAAGTTGTCTGTGCCTAGTGTTTCTACGTCTTTGGTTAGTGCATCGCTCGATCCGTAATAGTCACGCCAGTCCGAATCAATTTTGCTTCTAATTTTTTTCTTTTTCTTGGTACCGTTCTTGAGTTTAACAACTTTATAAGTCGTTTTTGCGAACTTCGCAAGTTTTTTGCCTATATATTTTCTTCCAGTGATGTTATTTGTTATCAGGTACACAAAACCAATGCAGGTTTCGGGTAGTTCTTCTACGATTGTATTCTGATAAGTCCATTGCATCAACTAGTTATCGTCACTAGCCTCTTCCGGATCGTCCTTTTGGATTCCGTGTATTAGATTTTTCTTTGCCTGTATTTCTGCTCGCCTAATCATTATTAGTCTTCGTATTTCACCTAAGGCGACTCGCGCTTTTACAGCACTTTCCTTATAGCCGTGAATCTCAAATCGAGTACTCCACTTGGCGTACTCCATGAACTCTTTGATTAATAGGTCGTGTGTGTCAAAGTTACTCATATATCTCAACGTCATTTGCGTAAGACGTAAAGCCATTTTCTTTGATTACCTTGAGCACGTTGTTCACTCGACCCACTAATTCGTCCCTATGAGAGATTAGATAGATGTTCTTGTTTCGTTCTCTGGCCATTTTCTTAAGAATACCAATAGAGTTTTCAACTCCGTTGGCATCCATGCCGCTGTCGATAAGCTCATCTATGAATAAGAGATTGATGTTCTGATATAACGACTCCCAAACATCACGGAACGCCCACGACAATCCTAAGATTAAGCGATTCCTTTCTCCTCGTGACAAGTTATCGAAGTCGAGATCTTGCCCGAGTTGGGTTATTTCTACCGTT